ATCCATTTCTGGATCATCAGGACAAAAAAATTCTAAACTATTGGAATTTCTTAAGAGTTCATAATTATTTTCTTTTGTTTTTTCTGCTTGATGAAATCCAATAATTTTAGTTGTCATAACCTAGCTTATATTTTGCAATGATATACGATTTTAGAAAATCACTTCTGACAATATCATCAATTAAAAACTCAATAGTTTCAAACTCACTTAAAGATTTAAGAATCTTCATAAAGTTTAAGATACCACGTTTGTCATTTTCACGAGTTAAGTCTGTTTGTGTGTAGTCTCCACAGAAAATAATTTTTGAGTTTTTACCTATTCGAGTAATTATACTATCTAACTCATGAAAATTCAAGTTCTGACATTCATCCACAATAACCACAGCATTGTTGATTGTAATACCCCTTATAAAAGATGTACTCATAAACTTGACATTACCTTGTTGCTTCAATGAATCATAAGCATCTCTAATACCAAAAAGCTCCCTACAGATAGATCGATAGGGAGCTTCATAGATAGATACTTTTTCTTGTTCATCGCCTGGAAGAAATCCGATATCTCTAGTTGATACTACAGATCTAACAATAAAAATGTCTTCATAAACTGTAGCAGGATCTAATACTTCTTCTAATGCTAAATATAAGGATAAAAATGTTTTACCTGTTCCTGCTATTCCGTGTAGTAAAAGATGTTTATTATCTTTGTATGCTTTGTAAGTTTTATTTTGATTTTCTGTAATTGGTTGGAATGTTAAAAGATCGTCAATTCTGACTTTTTTGAGGGGTTTGCCGTTTCCGTTAGCCAAGCGCTACTTCTCCTTTAGTTATTATGTGTCGAGTTCTCCCGACTTCATTAACTCAGTGTATCCTCCAATAAGCCGTCCGTCAATGATAATTTGAGGAACAGAGCGAGCATTGGGGATTTCTTCTAAAAGTTGTTCTTTAGTCCATCCGTCTCCAATTTTTCTAACTTCATGTTCAATACCGCGTTTAGTTAACTCATGTATTGCTTTATCACAGTAAGGACACAGTGGCTTACTCCAAACAATAGCTTTCATTATAGATCACCTTCTTTACGATTTTCTGAGTAATGAACGTCAAATTCACCACCAGGATATCTTGCTTTAAGTTTATTTACGTTTTCTTCTACTACATCATTTGGGTCTAAATCTAAGGCACGACAAGCATTAACCCAATACCACATGATATCTCCAAGCTCACGCTTCATATGAAAAATAGTATCTGCATCTAGAGGTTTACCTTGAAAAACACACTTTTTTACAATCTCACTAAACTCTCCGCCTTCAGATGCTAGACCAATACTACCAGTCATTAATAGAGCAATATTTACTTTATGATCTAGTTCTTCTAATTTATCTGTAAGTTTTCTTGTATTATTACTTTCTTGGCTTGTAACTTCTTGTACGAATTCTTTATATTTATTTAAATCAATCATAGACTAAAACCTTTAAATGTGTCTTTTGATACGTCTTGTTTAGTTCCTCCAATCACATAACTGGAGATTTCTGTTTCTTGAGGAGCAACTTGTACTTCAGCTCCTGAAATCCATTTCTGTGTCCAAGGAAGTGGGTTAGCTCGTGGAACAGTATAAGGTGATTTAACGTTGATAGCTGTCATACGTTTATTGGCAATCCATTCAATATAGTCCTCTAACAGTTTGGCATTAAGACCAATCATAGAACCGTCTTTAAACAAGTACTTAGCCCATTCTTTTTCTTGGTTAACAGCTTCTACAAACATTTGAATAACTTCTTCTTCACACTCTTTAGCAATCTTAACAAAGTCTGGATCGTCTTGTGGAAGTAGTTTTAAAATCTGTTGAGTAGAACCAAGATGGACATTCTCATCACGAGCGATAAGCTTGATAATCTTGGCATTGCCTTCCATCTTCTTCAGTTCGGCAAAAGCCCAAGAGCAAGCAAATGATACATAGAAGCGAACACCTTCCAAAATATTAACACTAGCAATACAAAGGTATAGTAGCTTCTTAAGTTCGTATAAGTCTACTTTTACGTATTTATCTTCTTGAGTCACCTTATCAGTTACTCTAAACTTGCCTTCACCTAAAAGTTGATACCATTTAGTCATTTCAATTAATTCATCATAGTGTTTTGAAATTGAATCAGCGCAATCCACGATCTCACTAATATCCATCATTTCATCAAATACTTTTGAAGGGTTAGGATAGATATTACGAATGATATGTGTGTATGATCGTGAGTGAATTGTTTCTGAGAAAGTCCAAGTAATAATCCAGTTTTCAAGTTCTGGTAATCCTACAATAGAACCAAACGATTCTGCTGGAGCGCGACCTTGTACAGAGTCTAATACAATCTGTCGTTTTAAGTTAGATGTAAAAATGTGCTGTTCATGAGGAGTTAGACCTTTGAAATCAGCAGCATCACGTAAGATATCTACTTCTTCTGGTCTCCAGAAAAAACCAAGTTGTTTATCTGTAAGTTTATCAAACGCACGATACTTGAGAGTATCAAAGCGTTGCATCCCAAGAGGTTCATCAAAGAACATCTTAGCAGTAAGATGATTAGTTGTATTTCTATTTAAAACACTCATTTTGTAAACCTTAAAGTATAAGTTCTTCCTTCGTGAGTAAATGTAACTGTTGAGTGAGAATAAACTTCTACACTTTCTTCATTATATCTAGTTTCTACTACACATTGACGTTTAGTGCCGCCAGTAGCAGAGCTATTTGCGTGACCAAGCATACCGCCAAGAATAGCACCAATAGCACCGCCATTCTTCTCTCCTTTGATATTGTTACCGATAGCTCCACCAATAATAGCTCCTGTCAGAACATCAGCTGTTTTATCTCCTGATACAGCAACGTCTTCACAGATCTCTACTTGATATGGTTTTTTGTTGATAACAGTTTTATAGTGGTCTTGGGTACTAGCTTCTTCCCCAAAAGCAAAGCCCGACCAAAAGGCAATAATCCATGCCGTTAAAATTATAGAACACAGCTCTCGCATGCTTCTTCTCCTTCATCAATAAATTCTTCTACTTCTTGCGTAGCATTAAGTTTATCTAAATCAATTTCACCTTGTCCGTCGAAAGTATTAAAGTAATAAAGTTGCTTTCCACCATACTTATAAAACATCAATAAGTGTTGAATCATAGTACTCATCGGAATTTTTTCATCTTCAAAAAATTGTGGATTATAACTAGTGTTAACTGAGATACCTTGATCAATATACTTTTGTAAAATAGCACAAATCTTTAAATAACCTTCTGGCGACTTTTGTTCCCAGAGTAGATTATACTTATTTTTTAGTTTATGAATACCTGGGACTACTTGCTTTAATACGCCATCTTTTGATTGCTTTACTGACACAAAAGAACGTGGTGGTTCAATACCATTAGTAGCATTTGCAATTTGTGCTGACGTTTCGGATGGCATAAGTGCCATGAGAGTTGAATTACGAATACCAGTCTTGTTAAGTTGTGTTCTAAGTTGTTCCCAAGGCATGCGCTCTGTATAGGCTACTAACTCATCTACATCTAACTTACGGGTATCAATCGGTACAACACCGTTGGCATATTTAGTCTCACAAACACCTTCTGGAGCGCCTTGTTCGTGTGCTAAATCAGCTGATGCTTTGATTAAGTAGTAGCTCCAAGCTTCAGCATATTCGTCTAATAGTTCAAGATTTGGCTCTTCATATGTACTATTATTTTTAGCTAACCAATAAGCAAGATTAATAATACCTACACCAAGAGGGCGTCGTTTAATTGTAGCTCGTTCTGCTGCTTTTACTGGATAGTTTTGATAATCTAAAAGAGCATCTAACCCACGAACAGCTAACTCACACGGCTTTTGAAAGTCTGCGGGTTTATTAATCTTACCCCAGTTGATAGCAGAAAGAGTGCAGAGAGCGATTTCGCCTTCTTCGTCGTTAAAATCATTAAGCGGTTTTGTTGGGAGATCAATTTCGCAACAAAGGTTTGATTGGTGGATCGGAGCACGCATCTCATCAAAAGAAGAGTGGGTATTAGCGTGGTCTACGTTCATCAAATAGATACGACCTGTGTTTTTACGCTCTTCCATAAATTGTGAGAATAAATCAATAGCTGGGATTGTCTTTTTGCGAATATTTGGGTGAACTTCAGCTTTTTCGTATAGATACTTAAACTCGTCTTGATCGTTAAAAAAAGCTTCATATAAACCAGGCACATCAGACGGTGAGAACAGTGTAATATCTCCACCTTGAAGTAGTCGTTCATACATTAATTTGTTGAACTGCACTCCGTAGTCCATATGTCTAACTCTGTTGTCGTCGGTTCCTTTATTGTTTTTAAGCACGAGCAAGTCTTCGATCTCAAGGTGCCAGATAGGATAATACAGTGTAGCGGCTCCGTTTCGCACACCGCCTTGACTACAGCTTCTTGTAGCTGATTGAAACATCTTGTAGAACGGAATGACTCCGGTATGATAGGCGTCTCCACTTCGGATGGGAGAACCAAGGGCCCTGATTCGACCAGCTCCGATGCCAATGCCAGCTTTTTGGCTGACGTATTTAACAATAGAGCTAGTAGTAGCATTAATAGAGTCCAGCGAATCGTCTGTCTCAATAAGGACACATGAAGAGAACTGTCTCTGTGGAGTGCGTACACCTGCCATAACAGGAGTAGGAAGAGAAATATCAAATGTAGAGATTGCATCATAATAGTCTTTCACCCACTTTATTCTTGTTTCTTTAGGATAAGACTGAAAGAGGGTCATCGCAATAAGCATATATGCCATTTGCGGAGTTTCATAAATTTGTTTTGTTACGCGGTTTTGTACTAAATACTTACCACGGAACTGTTCCATAGCAGCATAGGTAAGTGTATCATCACGCTGATGTTTTATGTAATTATTTAATTTATTAAATTCTGCTTTGGTGTAAGTGTCTAAAATTTGAGAATCGTAAAAACCTAGTTCAACATTCTTTTCAACTAGATCACGAAGATGCCAAGGATCAAACTGTCCGTAAACCATTTTGCGAAGATGATAATTAATTAAACGTCCTGCTACCCATTGATAGTTAGGAGATTCTTCTGATATTAAGTCAGCAGCTGACTTAATTAGTGTTTCTTGTACATCTGATGATTTTATTCCATCAAAGAACTGCACTTGTGAATGTATTTCTACCTCACTGGGGCTTACGCCGTTAATATCTTCACACGCATAAAATACTACCTTGTGTAATTTTTCAATATCGAGAGGTTCACGAGAGCCATCACGCTTAATTACTTCTGTCATTATAATTCCTTTATTGAATCGAGCTGATATTGTCTTCTTTGACAATAGATATTTTATCTATCAATGGGTGAGTGAAGTCGTGAGAGATGAGAAAGACATTTAGATTATCTTCTCGCTGTAGTACTTCTATTAGTTTTTCTTTTCCTTCATCATCTAATACACCTGTGATTTCATCAAGGAATAAAAGATTAACACTGCTACCACCTAATTTAGATAGCAGATTGCGAATTGCTAACAGAATAGATGTTTGAATCCTACTAAATTCACCACCAGATACAGTTTCAATTGGTGTTGAGATGCCGTTATTGATAACAGAGATATTTAGTTTCTCTTTATCAAGTTTAAACTCAACTTGAAACTGACCGTCACTTAACAAAGATAAGTAATAATTTATAGAGTTTTCTAACTCTTTTGTTAAATTCTCTAACTTAAAGGCTACGATGCCAGACGTACTGAACGCTTTTTTAAGAATATTTAAAGAATTTATCTGATTTGATTTAGTTAATGTAACATCTTTTACACTTTTTTGTCTAATTGAAAAATCATTTTTTTGGTCGGTTAGTGCATCAACTCTAGCGTTGTGAATTCCTACCTGTTTATTATGATCTTGAGCATTTTCACTTGCTGCTTGCTGTACTGAAAACTCTCTGCGTAAAGAACTAATTTGAGCTTGAATATCTCCAAAATCTGGATACTCTGTAGGAGTAGATGCGTCAATTAGTTGCGTTAAGTGTTCGAAGCGTTCTATATTGCGTTTGTTTTCTGCATAGATTTTTTTCTTTGATTCAATTTCTTTTATTTCGTTGGACCATTTAGTAGCCTTAACTAATCCTTCTGAGTGGATAGTAGTTTTTTCGTTTAGTTGGTCTTCTAAGTCTGCTTTAAGTTTTTCGAGATGAGAAGTATCAATAGTTTGACCACATGAAGGGCAGGTATCATTAACCCTAATATTAGACACATCATTCTTAATCTTATCCATGTCTCGGTTTAACATTATAAGGTCTTGTTTAAGAGTTTGGTATTGATCCCAAAACTCAAACTCAGCAGGTTCTACCAAACCCGCGTCGAACAGAATATTACTACGTTCTTCTATATACATATTGTTCTTATCAATTTTTTTACAGATAGAATCATAGTTTTGTAGTTCTTGGTATAAAACACCTATTCGTTGTTGAAGATTTTCATCTACTGAAGGAACATCAATTTCAGTTTGTTTAAGTGGTATATTAGTGATGGCAAGAAAATCTTCTATTGTTTTTAGCTCTCCTTGGAGTCTTGCAAGTTCTTTGTCAACCGCACTAGACTTTACTTTAATACTCTCACCTATAGCAATATACTTCTCAAGATTAAAAAGATTGATTAAAAACTTTTTACGATTAGCATCGGTAGCTTTTAAAAACTCAAGCAAATCTGTTGATGATTGGTAGGTGAGCTGAGAGAATACATCAAAATCTAGTCCTACAATCTCAGAAATCATTTTATAAGTGTCTAAAACTTTATGATCTGATATATCAACACCGTTTTCAATCAGTTTTACTTTAGTTTGTGCGCCTGTGCGATTTACTTGAATAACATAGTCTTTACCATTAGCAACAAAAGTAAGTTCTGAATTCCAGTTCTTTTCTTTTGACCAACGGTTAAGTATGTCAGACTTTTTAATTCCTTTAACATTTTTATTGAACAGTGTTTCTTGAATAATCATCGCAATTGATGATTTACCACTCCCGTTTGGGGCGGTAAGCTGTGATATGCGTGACTTGTTAAGGTCAATCACATTATCTTTTCCATATGAAAACATATTAGAAAATTTTAGAGTTTTAAGGGTAATTTGACTCATTTAAATTTGTCCCATGTTATAAAAGGCTCATAAGGGATATGAGCGTTGAGTTCTTGAATTTTATCAATAATTTGTATGACATACTGTTGTGAAAATTCCCAACCTGTTAGTTTAGTTCTACGATTAAGTTGTGGGTACTCATTATAAATAAACGTAGAATCTTTATTACCTGCTTGTTTAGCATCGTAGTTTGCCGCATACCAGCAAAATATGGGTTCTAAAGAGGTAAAAGTAAAAAAGCGCTTTCTCACATTAATAGCATACTTTACCATATTTGGAGAGTCTTCTTGCCAACCTATTCCTATAGTACTATGAAAGTCAGGATTGTGTCCAGAGAAGATTAAAATCTCTTCGGGGTTAACTTCGTCAAAAAGACGAGTGAGAGCCATTTGTGAATAAGAATGAACAAACTGCCCGCACTCAATAGCTTGTTGGATTGTACTATTAACAAACTCATCAAAAGAGAGTTTTACAATATTATAAGAGATGTTTCGATCTTTGCACCACTTAACAGCCCAGATAATATCACCTCGATTCATTCCATCAAAAAGAGATAATATTAAAACTCGAAAAGGAATTCCTAGTTGATAAAAAGTTTCAGCTGTTACTTCAGAATCAATTCCCCCACTCATAGTAATCACATAGTCTCCTTTGTGATAGCGGTGAAAATTAAAACACAGACGAGTTAAATCTTTCTTAAAAGAAGAAGTTCTAGTTTTATATTCTGGAACAGTTACTCTAACTCCATCAGTTATCTTACCCCACTTATAGTCAGCAGGACGCCACCAAGTACCCCCTTCATACTCCCAATAAACACGATTACACTCTAAGATCGAGGCTTTTGAATTCATAAATCACCTTATCTACATCAGCAACCTTAATATGATTTAAGTAAATTTCTAGCTCTTCAAAGATTGTTTTGTTTTTAAGATCAAGTGTCGCATCTTCGGCAGGCTTTTCTACTACTTTTTTATCTAATAGATCGCTTCGTTCAATCTTAGATAGTTGATCGATATTTCCTGTCACTTCATACACCACATGATGACGAGCATCAGACTTCATTTCTTCGCCAGCCTGAATAGTACGACGAAGCAGTTTTGGTAGGTCTAGGTTGTAGAACTCACGAGTATAGTTATGCGAGTCAATCACTTCATAAATGTCTACACCATACTCTCTCTTATCATCACGATCAAACGTGGTATTCACTGGAGAACCAGGATAGTAACAATTAGTGTCACCATAACGATGATTAAAGTGTAGATCGCCAAGTAAACATAAGCCCCAAGGAGCGAGACGGGAGAAGTCATATTCTGGCGTAATATGTGGCGGTACTTCCCCACGAATATGTGTAACCAAAATATCACCTTCCACATAGGTTGGTAGATTATCTGTTTGTACTTCTCCATAAGGAAACAGCTGAAAGGATAAACCACCTGCAGTCGCACGTCCGTTTCTAGTAAATACAGAGACGTTCTCATTTTTGATAGCATTTTTCTCAGTAAGATGTTCAAAGAAAGATTCTCCTTTGCGTGTAGCTTCATGGTTGCCGGGGATGATGAGTGTGGGAACTGTGACCGAATTGATATAGGATAAAAACAATGAGATTTCATCTGGTTCTGGTTTTTTATCAAAGATGTCACCAGCAATCACATGAACATCCACGCGTGACTCAAGTGCGATGAGCTTACGGAACATCTCACGGAATCTTGAGGTTTGCCACTCGTATGGAACCTTCTTTTTGTGAAGGTTGATATGCCAATCTGCACTACATAAAATTTTTCTCATTGACGTTCCTTTCTAAATATGCTAATTTATGTTTGTTAGTTAGTGAATCGCGCTACACCGTAGGTGAAGAGCTGGTGAATAAGGCTTGCACCACTGTTTTCTAGCGGTAGTCTCGTAGAGACGCTGCCGTGGCAACGGAGTTGCCTTAGCGTCACGTCACACGTGTGTCTAAATTTCAAGATATTGAAAATCCTGTGTATACCACATAGCAAAAGTATATCTTTCACCTCTTGTTACTTTTGTTACTCCATGTATAAACTTCTCATTAGACGGGAATACTAAAAGAGTATTAGCTTCTGGTTTATACGCCCAATCAAGTCTTGGGAAATATATCTCTCCCCCTTCATATAGATCATTTATATAATAGATTGCAGACCATGTTCTAAAGGCAGTTGGGTGATCTGTTTGATCTCCATCCGGCCAAGAATTATCAGAATGAGCTGTCATCTCTCTACCCGTTTCCCAACGAGTTAGTTCCGTATTGTCAGGAAAATGTAATTCACCTGTGTATTCATGAATTAATTGTTGTCCTAGGAACCTACAGATATTCATATAAGATTTAAAAGTGTATCTGATTTCATTTTGCGAATCTAATAGTTTAAAAGGTATTGTTCTCCCTGAAAACTCTTTAATAGTTTGAGCTTTGGTAAAATAGTCATTCTTGAAAAGATGTTTATTTGCGTCTAAAAACCTACAAAGATTAGGCCAATGGTATTCATCATCAAAAACTTCTTTTCTGATGATAATGTTGTCTAAACATTTTTGTCTTTCGTCTCCAGTTATAGGTTTTAATTGATAAGTTTTTTCACTCATATTTATTTATCCTTAAATCTCCACCACATCCGCAAAAAGTAAAAGGGCACTTTATAGGTTGTTTTGGTTTATTAATTATTCCTTCGTATAAATTACCCATTTTAGCTTTTGGAAAATTTAGTAAACAAGCACTAGGAAACACGTCTCCATTAGGTTTAATCTGTAATCTGAGTAATCCTACATCGCAATTCAACCCCTTAAAATTATTAATTCCTTTTTCAAAAAATTGTGTAATAGAATTAACCTCTGTCTTCTGATCATCCTTAAAAATTATCTCTGTTTTATAGTTGCTTGTGTATGTTTTTTTATTAACACTCTCGATAAACGAAATTTCTTCTTCAGTATACTTTGTAAGTTTACTCGCAATCTTATTTTTACCTGCTGCCTCATCCTTAATATAGGATATTTCCACAGAATCTAAATGCTTTACTCTGTTATATGCTGATACAACTTTTTCCCAATATCTTTTATCAGCTAATATTGATACTGTTCTTAAATGACCGCTTTCTTTAATAGTTTCAATGTTATTAACTAAAATATTTTCATCAGCAAATTGAGTGTGCCAACTAACATCTATACAGTTTTTTGGTAATAAAGTTTCTATTTTTTTAGTAAGAGTTTTATTATTGATAGATAGATTAGTGCAAATTTTTGGAGAATATCCAGATTCATAAATTAAGTTAAGAAGAGAATCCCAATGCTTAAATAACATGGGTTCTCCTCCTAAAATTTGAACTCTAACTTTTTTGTTACCAAAATACTCTTTTAAAGTCTGAATAGCAATTTTACACTCATTTAAAGTTTTAAAATGAGCTGGCACTGAGTTATCATAGCTTTCACAATAAGAACAGCTATAGTTACATCTCATAGTTAAGTCCCAATCAACTTCAGCGTCGTAATCAAAAAAAGTTGTTAATACGGATTTAACTTTGACCTCTTCCAATAATCTTTCCAACATCACCCTCAAAAGTATAACTTCCAACATGGTTTAGTTTTGTATTTGGATCTAACCAAATTTCTCCACCAAGTTTTTGCCAACGGCGACAGAAGGTATAATCTTCTGATAGATAACGATTATCATCAGGATCTAACCAAGTATCGAATAAAGCATAGCAATATTTATTAAACTTTGGGTCAATGTTTGAGTCATTACGATAGTGAAGTTCAGGATACTCTTGCATCATCTTTTCAACTACTTCTCGTTTAATTAAAAAGAAACCTGTTGAAGCATCTAAAACTTCTACAGCGCCGTTTTCTACACGAACTTGTTTTTTCTCAATGTCTTGAAATTTAAAATTAATTGCATACTGAACTGGAAGAGCTTTTTTAGGATAAGCCGCAGCCATAATCGGCTTGTCATATGCCAAAGCACGAAGAATTGAGTCTGCATCAAACTCAATATCAGAATCGATAAACATTAAATGCGTACAGTCTGACTCCATAAACATTGCAGTAAGAATATTTCTGGCACGAGTAATTAATGATTCATTACGTAGAGTTGTCACTCTAAAATTAATTCCATGTCTCATCATTGTTTGCGAAGTACGAAACATTGATAAAAAGAATTGATCTGTTAACATACCACCATAGCAAGGGGTAGCGAAAAAGATATTATATTTTCTTAAGTGTTCTAGATCAATTGTTGCTTGATTACCATCAACGGCTTTAAAAGCACCGAAAGATCGCTCCTTCGGTGCTTCTGTACCGTTAGCAGGTTTCATATCTGCTAAAGATTTTTTCATTAGGCTAAATCATCCACGTCTTCTGTTGGTTTGAATTCGTCGGATACATCTCCAGCGAAATAAGAGGTGTTTTGCAACAACCACTCTTTTTGCTCATCATAGGTTTGACGCTTGTAGATTTTGCTTAGATCAAAAAGTTCAAGTTCTTTTTCTTCATCCGTTAGCGGTGAGTTATTACGCGCAGGAATGATTGAATACTTAACATTTTGCGGGAGTGGTCCCGTTTTTTCTTTTTTAATTGTGATGTCATAACCATTGCCGCTATCAGCAGGGTTACCATAATCAGGATTTGTTGCATAGTCTACAATCTGTGAGTAAATTGTGGCGCGAAGATCGAAAAGCTTAATTTTTCCATCTGCACGGTCGATTACGTTACAAACGTAAGAGA